TGTAGCTGATGCCCCTTGAGACATTGTTAACGTAGTGTCCGCGCCAGTAGAAACCGCTTGAGTTACATACCCAGAAATAGCCTGCTCAAGCAGTGTGCCAATATTGAGGTTGTTTGTTGCGCCCCAATTACCAGCTTGGTCGCCTGTGCCGATAAGCTCTAAAGCTAGGTTGGTTGAATAGGTACTGCTCATTGATTACCTTTTGAAAGTTGGTCGAGTTTGGCTTCCAACTCCAACACTCGTTTGGACAACTGGATACAAGCTACCAAAGCCGCACCGCCATAGTTTACAGAAAGTTTGCCGTCTTCGCCAGCAATAACTGCTTGTTCCAACGCATTGAGCAGCGACTGGGCTGAGACACCAACCTCGGTATTGCCGTTTTCAATACGGTCAAATACACCGTGTTTAACTTCCGCCAAATTTTCAATGAAGTCTAGTTTTACATCCCGCCAGTTTGTCTTTGTGCGCTCATCAGAACTTGCTGAGAAAGACACCGCAGTTAATGCGCCAGTATTGGCGTTGTACGAAACACCATTGGTGTTGGAGATAGACGCAGTGGATAAAGACCCAGAGGTTGAAGTAGTTCCTACTATGTAATACGTAGCAGAAGTTGTTGTTCCTGTAATCGTTGCGCCAGCCGCCGCTTGAAATGTGGGTAACGCACCTGCGCCATTAGATGTCAGTACTTGACCGGACGTACCTACGCCAGCAATAGACTGAAACGCGCCAGTCGAAGTAGTGCCCCCACATAGAACCGCGTAAGCTGTAGCAGAAGTAGCACCTGTACCACCTTGAGCCACAGTCACTGCGGCGTTTGAGGTAAGAATAGTTGCCGTAGCATCGGGTAATGTAAAGGTCTTTTCTGCTGTAGCTGGCCCAGAAAATTTAGTAAACCCGTTGCCTGTACCGCCGTTAGCGCCGGGCAAAATGCCTGATACGTTAGTAGTCAAACTAGCATAAGCAGTTGCTGAAGAACCTGTACCGCCCGCTGAAGTCGGCAAAATACCGCTATTTGTTGGGGTAACTGTTGTTCCGTTTACATAAACCGAACGCCCTGCTGGATAAGTAACAAATACGTTTTTAGTGCCCGCCGCTAGGGTAACTTTAGTAGTGCCGCCAGCGCTAGAAGATAATACGGTATCACGACTTAGGGTTGTCCCTGACGCTGTATATGTACCAATTCCAACTTCCCAATCGCCCGTAGTTTGAGCTTGGATACAGTAGTAAGTTGTGTTTGTATCGCCAACTGCCGCAAAGGATTGATAGCCTGTTGCCGCGCCTAGAAGCGTAAGAGTGCCTGTACCAGCCGTGGTGGTTGTCTCCTGTACGCGGTCTGCTAGAACTAATGCCATGATTTCTTCCTTTTAAGGCGTGCTGATTGTAGTCCAGCTAGGTGTTTGTGTGGTAGAAATTGAAGCCCAACTTGGTGTCTGTACAGTTGGTATTGGAATCCAATACGCGGGGTAAACATTTCCAACAGAACCCGTAGCGTACACACCAATTAGGGCTGGGCTATTTTTAGTGGTTACCGTTCCGACAGAGCCCGTAGCGGATAGACCAGACAAAACAATTAGACGATCCGCTGATACAGAACCAACCGCGCCAGTACTTGTAACGCCTGTTTTTAGAACACCTGCGGCACCTGTGGCAAAGTTACCTGTCAGTGCTGGTGAATTCCTTGGAGATACTGTACCAATTCCGCTAGTAGAGGAAATTCCGGTGAGCGCCCCTGTTGCATTAGGTGCTTCCGTACCAACAGAGCCCGTAGCATTTACACCAGTCAAATTGACGTTAACACTAGCAATACTAGTAACCGTACCAACCGCACCCGTGGCTGATACGCCAGACAATACTTGTCCAGCTACGATGGAACCTACAGCACCTGTAGATGAGACCCCTGTGATTGCAACAGAAATTGCTTGGGAGCTGGTTACATTCCCTACTGCGCCTGTAGCAGCATTACCTGTTAAAGCAATTTGTCTGTTGCCGACGGCTAATGTACCAACAGAACCAGTTGCAGAAACTCCAGACAACGTTTGACTGCTGTCCCCCATAACCACATTTCCAACTGACCCAGTCGCGGCATTGCCCGTTACTGCAACGCTAACAATTAGTGCTCCCGTGTCAGAGAACGGGGCACCGCTAAACGGGACGAGACCGAACATTAGCTACCTCCGTAGCTAAGTTTTAAGCCAAACGAAGCAACGCGTTGGTTGAGTCGTTGGTTGGCATTGTCAGGGTAAAAGTACCTGCGGTAATGGTTTGTGAACCGAACGTGTGAACGCTAACAGCCTTGTTTGACTGTGTAGAGTTATAGATCAAAACAGCGTTAAAAGCTGTAGAAAGGGTCACGTTGGTGTAAACGATTGAAGCAGATGGTGTGATGTAAGCAGTAGTGCTACTAGATGTAGGAGCAGTGCCAAACGTAACAGTAACGCCACCAGCAGAATAGTTAGTACCTGAGACTTCATTGGTTGCCGAATACGCAGTGGTAGTCGCATCAACAGTCGCGGTAGTTACATATAAAGCTGCTTTAAATGTGTCCGCAGTTGCTGCCGTGTGAGCAGGTACGCCTGTAGCGTTAAATGCGTGGACAGCATTGAACAAGTCAACCTTGAACGATGTGCACATTGCTTGGGTATTAGCCATGATATTTCCTTTAAGCCAAAGATGCCGCCACTGGCGTGCCGATTACGGAACGCTTAAGTTCCATGTGGACAGAACGATGAACAAGTTCACCGTTCAACCAATACTCTACCCATGAGGTAGTTTCAGTTTCGTTGTCGAGCGAACCTTCTTTCTTTTCCAGAAGAGCGTCGTCCATCTCGCCATGAATTGTGTTTACAAGTGCCATTACGAAATCCTTATGATTGCTGAAGTATTGGTTACTGCGGGGAATTGTACGGTGAATGTGCTGGAACTCGATTTGTCGCCACCAAAGTCTAGTACACATACTGCTGGGTTACCACTACCACTTAGATAGATTAACGCACCCCGTGCAGTAATTGCGGAATTCCATACAGCGTTGCTAAACGAAATATACGAGGTAGCCGCGCCCGTTTGAGTTCCTATTGTTGGAACTTGGGCAATTGTTAATGTCAACCCACCAGCTGTATAACCAGAAGCCACTACCTCACCCGTACTTGTGTATGCAGTTGTAGTTGCATCCAACGTAGCAGAGTTAGTGTACAAAGCAATCTTATACGTACCGGACGTGAAGTTAAACGTGCCATTCATCAAGCCCGTTTTAAACGTGTTGGTAGCCCAGTTTCCTGTAAATGCCATTATCTAATTCCAGTATTCTGTGGCAGAGGTGATTCACGATACTGACCACTGCGGTACGCATCGCTACGCTCCAGACCATCTCCAAGACGTTTAGCCAAGGCAAGTGCTTCTTTGTACTTGGTGTCGTACAAGGTAATGATGTCCTGCTCACCCTTCATGTAGGTGTAAGCCTCGACCAAAGAACCGTACAAAAGCACGGTATCAAAGTTGTCACCCAGCCATGTAGTCGTAGCTGTAGTGATTGATTCTGGGTAGTAATAGTAATGCAGTTCAACACTATAGGATGCGTCAGGTGTTGGCCCAACAATAAATGTTAGTTCTGCTGCATTACCAGACTGTGGACCAAATAGCGCGTAGTATTTAGGGGCGCCTATATCCGATGGAGTTGGATAGGCTTCACGAAGAAAGTTAACATCTTTGTTTAACAAAAATGTATATGCCCCAGTAGTTGGGTCTATAGTTGATATTGAATACGTAGCTAAAAAATCTGTGGGGCAATTTAAATATTTATTGTTGTATGCCATAACCCCTGTCACGTTTTTACGTAACGACGGAAACTGAACAGAGTTGTAGATACGCTGTTCAGCCTGCTCAATAAAGCGATTCAACTGGGTCGTTGAAGACACAACAGTGCCGTCCGCCAAAGTGGTAGACGGAAACGTATTCTCGGTATACGTCTGAATCGCAGTAATGAGTTCCGTGTATGTCACGCCATCGGTCCTCTAGACATAGTGCCTTTGGTGGCGCAGCCTGTACCGCGCATTTTGATGCCGTCAGTCTTGATAGGCTCATTGCCAGCAGACTTGCTGAACTGACCAAGACTAACGTCAGCGTTTTCTAATTTGCTTTTGTTGGGTGGAAAGCCCGGATTAGTACCAAACTCCACAGGAGCTTGGGTCATTTTTTTACCAGACATATCGTGTGGCTGTGCATAGACGCTGGCTGGGCCAACTTCTTTACCGCCTTTTTTCATACTGAATTTAGCCATTATTTGCCCCTTTGGTTTGCTACGCGAGCCATGTTGCGACCCATAGACTTCATCATGTCATTAGATACGCCGCCTTTAGCAAACTTGGTTGGTTTCATGCCTTGGTGCATTTTTTTCTCATGCTTATTTATCATTGAACCAATCATCTTCTTGTCCTGCTTTAAATCTGCTTTATCCATTTTCAACTCCTAAGTTGTTGCTACTGTAACTGTACCAAGTTGTACAACTAAATTCAAATTATTCGGTGTCAACCCAGCATCAAAACTGCTTGCACCGCCAATAGGATTCCAGCCCCATTGAAAGATTCGGCTACCACCACCCGAGTACCCATCTGCCAACAAACCAGAAGTTACATAACTTCTATCAGGGCGAGGATTTCTCAACGC